ATCGAACGACACAAGTTGTCTGAACTGATCTTGAAACAGTTTCGCTTGCCCTTTACGCATCGGATCGTGCTGTAATCTACCGATGTGCGCTTCAACGTGCGGAATCATAGTTGACCCGTATTTCTCTGCGTCTTGCAAAGTATCTGGATTAACCTGCTCTCCGTTCGCCATCTGCTGTGCAATCGGGCCTAGAGTATCCTGAGCGTCTTGGAAATGGGCGTTCAGATGCACCACATCATCCTGACCAGTAGCGATTACTGGCGCGCGACCTTCCTGAATCAGTCCGTTCTCAAGCGCCGCGATTGAATCGTCTTGGTTAGGGATATAAGTTCTTGGCGCGTAGCGTTCAGTTTTTTCCGGGCCTTCAATAGTTGTCACCGCGTCCTCAAGCCAGTTTTGTTTGCCTTGCTCCGGCAACATCGGAACTATCGCCATCATTTGTTGCTGTTTAAGAAGCGCCATTTGAGGACTGCCGTAACCGCTCTGACGATTGGCGCGCACGTATTCCATGTCTGCCAAAGCTTCTTTCGGTACGCCATCCTCAATCAATTCTTTCTGAAACGCTTTCGCTTCTTCATCTGAAGTAGCAGGATCAGCCGCTCGCCTGAACATCTCCGTGTATAGAGTGTCGAGATACTGATAGAACAACGTGATTTGACCTTCGCTTAACGTGGATTCCTTTGCGACCTGCTGATTGATCTGCGTAGCGGTCGGAACTTCGCCCTTACCGTCCTCACGGGATAACGTTCGTTGATTGAACATCCCAATGTTATTGGCAAGATGGTTCGTCAACATTCGGTCGGTTTCCATCGCCCCTGTATAGCCGCCCTGTACGGCAATGGCTTCTATTTCAGCGTTAGCTGGCAATCGCACCACTGATCCCCAAACTGCGAGGCTAACCCTGTCTTGGTTTCGGGTACTCCCCGACCTGACGACCAATGAACTTTCCAGAAATGAACGATTCACAATCTGACACTTGAGACGGTTGGAAACCTCAAGATGCTTGAACGCCTTCATCGCTAAACCTCGCACTGAATGATACGTGCCGTCGCCCGTGTTTTGAAAAAACGAGACCAAACACTGATTGTAATTGTCGTAACAATTCGGGTCAGAGAAAAGGAATTGTTTGTCATTTTCCTGCACGTTTATGTTGTTGTCTCTCGGCACTACTTCGTGCTCCGTGCAAACAAATTTGCTGATCTTTTTCTGTCCGTCCTTGGCGAACTCCTGAACCAGAAGATGGAAGCAATAAACAATATCCGAATCCGTGAACGAAACGGTCAAATCGCTATTCTTTAGAATCTGTTCGTAGTATTCCCATGGTTGCGCCCACCACTGCGACCCTGACGGAGCTAGACCTTTCATTCCGTACATGATCGCATTTCTCATAGCAGGGACGTTGCACCCTGCCACTTCAGCAGCCACGGGGTCTTTTATCCAGTCCCATAATTCTGTGATCCTGTACGGAATCCTGATCGGGATGTACGGTATCCGGTCGTCTATGCAGCTTGGGCTACCTTTTGGAATAAGGACTTTACCAGTCTCAATAGACCTAAATCGCCAGTCTCCGTCCCTGTCGAAATAAGCGTGACCGATTCCGTGCAACCGCATCCAGTAAGACACGTTCTGTATGTGCCAGTTGAAGTGCGGCCAGCGTTTCAGAAGATTCGTGAAACGGTTAGTAATCTTTGAGCACCAACTTTCGTGATCGGGATTATCTTGCTGGAACTCCGTGCGGCAATCGGCAAAGTACGGAACATTAGCGAATAACGCGAAGTACGGAACAGCGGAAGCGTCCATGATCGCCTGACCTTCCATGAAATTGAGATTGCATTCCCACCCTCGTCCTTCGGCTCGTTTCTTCTGGTCATTGTATGGCGGATTGCCGTCCACCAAGCCTTTTACAATGGCGCGTTCCATCGAGCGCCCGCCCTGCGTATCTTCTAGGAGACAAGCGTAAAGCAAGCGACGGGCGTCATGGCCGTTTTGGAGACGACTCGTCGGCGCTTTGCCGGTAACTTCGTCGAGACCGAGTAATCCTAACGGCGGCTGAATTGGAGCATCCAAGGTTTCTTGGGACGAAGATTTACCCTATTCTTGCAACGTTAGCAATTCATTTTTCTGCCAGCACTCTTCGACTCGTTTGTATTGCTCCAGCATTTCTGGTGTGGTGCTCTTGGAAATAATATCAATCGGCAACCACACTTTGGCTTCGTTGCCGCACTTGCAAATTCCGCAAGCCTTGAGCAGATGATCGTACTTCGTCGATTTCGCGCCCTTAATAGCCACTACAGCGTCGGCCATTCCCGCGCATGAGGAACATCCTGGAATTGTCATATTTAGAACGCATCGACTACACACGACCGCGCGAGCTTCCGCAACCTCTTGTGACACGACCTGTCCACTAATCACGAATTGTCCCAACGTTTTCATCCCTCTAAGAAAATCGTTAAACGTGAACCGTGGACTTACGAACGAGTACTCGTCTCCACCCGTACACCATTCGCCTGAAAGGGTGCGGCAGCATTGGTCTTCTGCGATGTCTTTCCAGTTATCCGGCAGTGGATAATCATTGTCTGTGGCGTACTTCTGAATCTTCTCGAACCAATCATCCTTACTAAATGCACGAATAGTGTAACCATCTGGAAACTTAAACCGAAAAAGGTCAGGAGGTGTTACCGAAGACGGTTTGAACTTCAACATTTGGATGCCTTTGATTTATCTGAGAGCATATCCTGTAAGATAATTTTGGGAGTCGTACTCATCCTCGTAGCGTGGATTCGGTTGTTCCGGTTTCACCGCTTCTCCAATCACTGCTGGTACTGCTCCTTGTTGACGGCAAAACTCTACTCCCACCGCGCCAGAATCAAAATCGTCGGGCGAATGTCCCATACGTTGCTTGTATCCCCGAACAGGACGCCCGCGTTCATCCGTGCGCCCCTTTGAACCGCTTTTTGGCTCGGCACACCACTTTCCATTCCTGTAAAACGTACGCCGGTTACAGGCTTGGAACGTCATTTCGTCGTTCATGCCGCGAATCCCGTCTGCCAACGCAAATTCTCGAACCGAAAAGCAAAGCTCACTAGCGCGCGTGTCATACGCTTCTTTTGCAGTCTTGCCAGTATCATCAATAGGAAGTTCGCTTGGCGAACCACCTGCCTCAACTCCGGTTACTTCACCCCATTCCTTGTCGAAGATTGCCTTTAATCCTCCACCTTCACCACTGGAATCCAGCGCAAAATCCTTGTATCCGATATGGCGCTTGGTGCATTCAACCTTGCAATAATCAACGATCTGATAGTGAATCGGTCTAGTTGATTCCGCGTCGATTGGAACTGTCAAGGTTTCTCCGAACTCGATCACCCATAGTTTTTTACCCTGATCGTCCTCAGTCTCTCCGTATTTGATGAATTTCAGCTTCGGCTTGTCGCCGCCGCCGAAAGCGGCATCAAGAGCGGCGCATTGCCTGAATCCATGCGTCCAAATAGCTTTCTGTTTGCAATGGAACGTGACCACAATCGCGTCGTCAAGAAGTGTGGATTCGAGTCCCATCGGTGGAGGCCAACCGATTCCGAATTGCCAAACACGCGGATCGTTCTCATTTCCGTGAGCGGCTTTAACAATGCCTTTGAACCAGTCTCGATTACACAGCCACGAAAGACGCTTACGTTCTTCTGGTGAATCATCAGCCGGACTTTTCCTGCCGTCGAAAAACTGGCAGAGTCCTCGTCCTTTAGTCGGGCCACCATGCGTTTCCCATTCTTCCGTGACTCCACGCTCTACGGAATCCCACCCGTCAACGGGTTCGCTCTCTTTTCCTAACGGATTATTTAGTCCGTCAGGATTGCCAAGCCCGTTCATTATAAACACGGGATTAGCTATCATGTTCAATGTTGCGCGCATTATAGCTTCACGGATGCCCTGCATTTCATCCAAGATTAACAGTACACGTTCAGTGTGAATCCCAATCAGGTTGTTAATTACTTCTTCAACACTACCTTCCTCGACTGCCATCCCGAAAATTCCATTAACGTCGTCGCCCGGTTTCCATCGTATTCTCGTAACTGAATCCATTAGATCACCTACAGACCCCAGGTTTTTTGGAAGCATCTGATGATAGCGCGCGAACTGCGACCAAATTCGCATTCTAAGCATCTTTACTGTGGTAGAGCATGGAATGACGGCGGTACGATCAGGGGCTTGCAGCCAGTATTCCAATCCAAACACTGCGGCGTC